CCTACGCGGGCGGCGGTGGTGGCGGCCGAGGTTCCGCTACGGGCGCTGGTGGCACTGGTGGCACTGGCGGTGGTGGCGCATCAACGGCAGGCGTCGGGCAGAACGGCACCCCGAATACCGGTGGTGGCGGCGGCGGTGGCGGCATGGTCACGACGACAAGCGGACCCGGCGGGAACGGCGGGTCTGGTGTGGTCGTTATTGCCTACCCGTCCACGTTCCCTGCCATCACTACCATCGGCGGCGGCTTGACCTACTCCGTGTCTACCGTCAGCAGGCCTGGATATCGGGTCTACACATTCACCGCCGGCAGCGACAGCATCACGTTCTGATCATGGCGCATTACGCATTCCTCGACTCCGACAACATCGTCACCGAGGTCATCGTCGGCAAGGATGATGGCGAAGCAGGCGCTGACTGGGAGCAGCGGTATGGCGCTTTCCGTGGTCAGGCATGCAAGCAGACGAGCTACAACACCCGAGGCGGCGTCTACTATGGTCAATTCGGTGGCGCACCGTTTCGCAAGAACTACGCCGGAATCGGCTTCACTTACGACGCAAAACGCGATGCGTTCATCCCACCCAAGCCTTACCCATCCTGGGTGCTGAACGAAAGCACATGCTTGTGGAGTGCTCCCGTTCCGCGCCCTAGTGGCGGCAAGCCATACACATGGGATGAGGTTGTGCAAACCTGGGTCGAGGTGATCTGATGGCAAAAACGCCAGCTTGGCAGCGCAAGGAGGGCAAAGACCCGAAGGGCGGCCTCAACGCCAAGGGTCGCGCGTCGGCCAAGGCGCAGGGCATGAACCTGAAGCCGCCCACGCCGAACCCCAAGAACGAGAAGGACGCCGCACGCCGGAAGTCGTTCTGCGCGCGGATGGGCGGCATGCCGGGTCCGATGAAGGATGAGAAGGGCAAGCCCACACGCAAAGCGCTGGCCCTCAAAGCCTGGAACTGCTGATGGCCGCCATCCCAATCGTCGCCGGCATCTACTCGGACAACGGGCCGGACATCCGCACCGCGTTCCCGGTAAACATGATGCCCGTCCCGAAGGGCTCAGGCGTGAGCCAGGAGTACCTGCGCCCTCATGATGGCGTGGTGCAACTTGCAGCCGGCGCTCCAGGCGCAGACCGGGGAGGCATCGAGTGGAACGGCGTCTGCTACCGGATCATGGGCACCAAGCTCGTCACGGTGTCTGCTGTGGGTTCAATCACAGTGCTGGGGGACGTGGGCGGGACGGGATACGTCACGTTCGATTATTCCTTCGACCGGCTGGCGATTGCCAGCGGCGGCAACCTGTTCTACTGGAACGGGTCAACGCTCACGCAGGTTACCGACCCCGACCTCGGCACGGCGCTCGACGTCGTGTGGGTGGACGGGTACTTCATGACGACAGACGGCCAGTTCCTCGTCGTCACGGACCTGAGCAACCCGCTCAACGTCAACCCGCTCAAGTACGGGTCGTCTGAAATCAGCCCAGACCCGGTGGTGGCGCTGATCAAGCTGCGCAACGAGATTTACGCAGTCAACCGCAACACCATCGAGGTGTTTGACAACATCGGCGGCGAACTCTTTCCGTTCCAGCGCGTTGAGGGTGCGCAGATCATGCGTGGCGCAGTTGGTACGCACGCCTGCTGCGCCTTCGGGGATGAGGGCATCGCGTTCCTCGGCAACGGTCGCAACGAGTCGCCCAGCATCTACCTCGGCGGCAACGCCAGTAGCGTTCCGCTGGCCACGCAGGACGTCGATCTGCTGCTGCAGACCTACACCGAGGCGCAGCTGGCGACGGTCAAGCTGGAGGCCCGCATCGACCGGGCGCACAAGTTGCTGTACGTCCATTTGCCCGACCGCACGCTGGTCTACGACCACGCGGCCAGCCAGGCGCTGCAGATGCGCATTTGGTACACGCTGACTGCCGGCGTTGCGGGCTTCCAGCAGTACCCGGCGCAGAACTTGGTTTGGTGCTACGACCGCTGGCAGGTCGGTCACCCGAGCGAGCCGCGCGTCGGGTTCCTTGACCGCACCACAAGCTACCAGTGGGGCCAGAAAGCCCGCTGGGAGTTCGTCACGCCCATCGTCTACAACGAGTCCAAGGGCGCGATCTTCCACGAACTTGAACTCGTGGCGCTGCCGGGGCGCGTGACCATCGGCACGAATCCGACCATTTCGACCTCGTACTCGACCGATGGCATGTCGTGGAGCCAAGATCGCTTCATCGGTGCCGGCAACACAGGAGACACGAGAAAGCGCCTCGTCTGGTTCCAGCAGGGCCATATGGAGTCGATCCGCATGCAGCGCTTCAGGGGCGACTCGGACGCGCATGTCTCGTTCCTGCGGCTTGAGGCGCGGCTTGAGGCGCTGAACGTCTGATGGCCGCCGCCCAGACTCCACCGCTGCGCCTGACGCGCGATCAACTTGCCTCGTTCCTGCAGGATCAGAAGCAGATCAAGGCGTTCGAGAATCTGTTCGCCATTGTCGAGGCTATTGCGCCCGACCTCGTGCAACAGGTGCTGATCGCGGCCGGAACCGCGCAGGCGTCTGCTACGCAGGCTCAGGATCAGGTGCAGGCGGCAGAGCAAGCGCTCGCCGCATCGCAGGCCGCGACGGATGCCAAGGTGTCGCTGGCGCTGCAGCAGATACCGGACGTCGAGCAGGCGCTCGCAACCATGCTCGCGGCGTGCGATGCCAAGGCCACGCTGGCGCTGCAGCAGGTGCTCGCGCTTAAGCACATCGCGGATCTGGTGGAGACGATGCCTCCGCACCGCGAGTTCAAGCGCAGTCGCTACGGGTCGTTTTACAGCACCGCCACGCAGACGGCTACGGCTGTCAACACGGCCAAGGAAATCACGTTCAACACGACGGATCTATCGCGCGGGGTGACGATTGGCTCACCGACATCGCGCATCGTGGTGGACACCGAGGGCATTTACAATTTTCAGACCAGCATCCAGCTTGACTCCACCGTCTCGACAGACCAGGAGTTCTACCTCTGGTTCAGGAAAAACGGGTTTGACGTCGCAAACTCTGCCAGCCAGGTGCGCGTCAAGGGAAACAATGCCGAAGTGTTCCTATCGCTGAATTTCTTCTTCGACCTCAAGGCCGGCGATTACATCGAACTCGTGTTCAGCGTGACTGACCTCGGCGTGCAACTGTTGGCCGCAGCCGCAACTGCGCCTGTGCCTGGAATCCCGTCCATCATTTTGACCGTCGCTAACAACATTGGGGGCATCGACTCATGACCGTCACCGTTACCGTCCTCGTGCCTCCAAAACAGCTGGAGGCTGTGCAGACCACGCAGTACACCGCAACGAGCGTGCGGGCCATCATCGACAAGGCCACCGTGACGAACACGGACACGGTGGCGCGCACGTTCTCGGTGAACATCGTCACGAGCGGCGGGTCGGCCGGCGCGTCGAACATCGTCATTGACGCGCGCACCGTGCAGCCTGACGAAACATATCTATGCCCCGAACTCGTGGGCCATGTGCTTGCGCCGGGTGGGTTCATTTCGACCATTGCCTCGGCGGCCACGGCGCTCACGCTGCGGGTGTCGGGCAGGGAGATCACCTGATGAAGTTCATCGCCATCCCCAAGGACTTTGATGGCCTACCCGTCGAAGAGCCGTTCATCACGGCGGCGCAGAACCGCAAGAACACCCAGAGCGTCATCGACAACTGGATGCTCGGGCCGGAGAAGCCGTCCAACGAGCGCGGTGCAAACAAGCCGTACTGGATGGCGCTCGGAAAGGCCATGCAGGTGCCGGAAGCCGAGGCGCGTCGTCGGCGGTGCTCAAACTGCGAGTACTACAACAACACCCCCGACATGCAGGCCAAGATGGACGCGATTCCTTGGAACCAATGGGACGTTGCAGCTGGGTTCCGTGGCTACTGCACCAAGTTCGACTTCATCTGCCATGACCTACGCTCCTGCCAGGCGTGGGAGGAACGCGAGTTTGACGAAGAGGACTGATGCGGTATGATGGCATCCGCTGAGTCTGTCGGCCGCCAGCAGCCACCGGGAGGTGCCATGCTGCGTGAGAATTTCGAGCAAATGTTTCGGCTCCCGCCCCCGGCGGTTGAGTGGCTGCTCGCGCTGTACGACTGCATCCAGGTGCTCGACGACGTTGCCGATGGCGACAAGGTGGAGCGCGATAGTCTGGACGCGGCGATCTGGAATCTGCTCTTCGCGCTGCCGGCGTCGCCGTTCTTCCAGCAGCACAGCGCCGTCCTGTTACCGTTGCTCTCGCAGGCCATCCTGAAGTGGCAGGCGTCTGACGCCGCCGAGCGTGCCGGCCAGCCGTCCGCGATGGCGTTCGCGTGGCGTGCCGGGTACTACGACATTGTGCTGTCGGTGGTGTGCCTGTGCCACGGCGCTGCGGCTGCGGTGAAGGCTGCGCCGTTCGTCATGGCGCTGTATGGCGAGAAGTTTGACGCCTACCTGAACGAATTCGAAGGAGGCAGCGATGCCTGATCCAGTAACCGGAATCGTGGCCGGGTCAAGCGTACTCGGCGGCGCCATGCAGTCCCGCGCGGCGGGCAAAGCCGCAGGCCAGCAAGCCGACGCCGCACAGGCCGGCATTGAGGAGCAGCGCCGTCAGTTTGACGAGATGCGAAAACTGTTGGAGCCCTACGTCCAGGCAGGCCAGCCCGCGCTGCAGGGCATGCAAGCGATGCTCGGGCTGCAGGGCACCGAGGCGCAGCAGCAGGCCATCGCGGGTGTTGAGCAGAGTCCCCTGCTCCAGGCCCTGACTCGTCAGGGTGAGGAGGCGATGCTGCAGAACGCATCGGCCACGGGCGGCCTGCGAGGTGGGAACCTGCAGGGCGCGCTGGCTCAGTTTCGGCCGCAGATGCTGCAACAGGCTCTTGACGAGCAGTACCAGCGCCTTGGTGGCCTGACCGCGCTCGGACAGCAGTCTGCGGCTGGCGTGGGTGCGGCTGGTATGCAGACGGGACGCGATGTCGCCGGGTTGCTCCAGCAGCAAGGCGCAGCCCGCGCTGGCGGCACGCTTGGCCGCGCGGCACCGTTTGCCAATCTGCTCCAGATGCCGATGCAGATGTACGGCATGGGTGTGGGCAGCGGCAAGATTCCGTTCCCGTCGTTTGGGGGTGCGCCGGGTGGTGGCGGCCCTGCGTTCTTCGGCTCTGCTAGCGGTGGTGGGGTGATGTGATGGCACTCGGCCCGATCAACTACCAGATGCAGGTTGCCACGCCGTTTGAGAGCGTGCTGCAGGGGATGACTGCTGGTGCGAAGCTGGCGGACATCGAGGCGGCGCGTATGCAGCGGGAGGCGCAGGCGCGTGCCCAGCAGCAAGCTGCGCAGCAGCAGCAGGCGATGCAGCAGGCGCTCGCGGGGCTGATGGCAAACCCGAATCCGACGTTCCGCGACTATCAGAACGTGGCCGTGCTGCTTCCGAAGGATCAGGCGGCGACACTGATGTCGGGGTGGGAGAAACTCAGCGCCGAGCAGAAGGGCAACGATCTGGCCTTCGGCGGTCAAGTGCTGTCTGCTGTGAACAAGAGCCCAGATGTGGCCGTCACCATGCTGCGCGAGCGGGCAACAGCAGAGCGCAACCGTGGGCGCGAGGATCAGGCAAAGGCATACGAGACTTGGGCCACGCTGGCAGAACGCGATCCAGACTCGGCCCGTGTGACTATCGGCACGCTGGTGGCACAGCTGCCAGGTGGCGAAAAGGTAATTGAGTCCGTCGGCAAGGTTCAGGAACAGCAGCGGCAAGCAGCGATGTTTGGTCCTGGGCTGGCGAAGGCTCGAGCCGATGCGGACAAGGCGGTTTCAGATGCCATCAAGGCCGGCGTCGATGCACAGTACGCCCCCGCGCTGGCCGTGGCTGGGCTTGGCAAGGCGCAGGCAGAGGCCATCAAGGCCGCATCGGATGCCAAGTTTGCCGACCAACTGAACCAGGCCGGCCTGACCGAGAAGACTTGGAACATCCGCGCCGCGCAGAACCAGATCAATGTGGCAACTGCCCGCCTTGGACTGGATCGCGAAAAGACGACCTCCGACATCGCGCTGACGCTTGCTCGCGTGGGTGAGATCGCCAACAGCCTGCCAGATCAGGCGAAGAAGGACATCAATACGGCTGCTGTGGCGGCTGGGACGGCGAAGCAGCAGGCGGTGCAGTTCAATTCGTTGGCTGATCGGCTGCAAGCGGCTGGCGGTGGCTATGGCGTTTTCTCGTCGGCCGCTGAGTGGGTAGCAAAGAACACCGGCCGACAGGACTACATGACCGAACTCCGTCAAGAGTTCACCCGCCTGCGCAACAGTGCCGCTGTGCAATCGCTGCCGCCCGGACCTGCCACAGACCGAGACATTGCGCTGGTGCTTGAAGGATTCCCGCCTGCGAACGCGGATTCGCGCACGATGGCGAGTTTCCTTCGCGGCATGGCCAAGCTGCAGGACATCAACAGCGCCGTCGAAAACGCCCGCGTGGACTGGCTGTCCAACAATCGCGGCTCTCTGGCACGCGCACGCAGCGGCTTCCAGGCTGGCGAGTTCACGGCCAATCCCGGCGAGACGTTCGTGGACCTCACGGCGCGCATCTCGCAGGACATCTCCAACCGCTATGCAGCTGGCGCGGGCGGTGCTCCTCGCCAGCCGGCACCGGCGATCCCTGGTGCGCCAGTTCAGCCTGGGCAGGTTCCGGCAGGCGGACCGCGTGCTCCCGCTCCTGCCTCGCCTTACACCGGCCTGTCCAATGACGAAATCCTGCGGCGGCTGGCGATGCCGCCCGGAGGGCGCTGATGGACTGGGAACTGCTCCTCGAAGCCGAGCGGCGCGGAATCCTGCCGCCTGACAGGGCCGCGCTGCTGGCCGAGGCGCGTCGGCGCGGACTCGTTCCACAGGCTGCTGGGGCTGCGCCTGCCGCGCCTGTTGTACCGGAG